GGCCGAGCGTTGGAGGTTCCCTGAGTCATCTGCGAAATTCCATGAGCCAATGAAGAAAAGCCTGGATTCCATGGAGAGCTCAACAATCTTCTCGTCGGTCCAGAAGTCCGGCTTGATCGAACGAATCCTTGCCATTACGCCTCCACCGGATAAGCCATGCCGTGGTACAGCTTGGCTACGTTTTTCATTGCGCCGGACCGGTGCAGGTCATTGACGCGGGAGACTGCCCGCATGGCCTCTGCTTGGCTGCACAGTGATAGCTGGATAGCGTAGAGGTCGCGGCCTTCACGGATCGCCGCCAGTTCGCTCGAGCGCAGGGTCGAGGAACCAGTCGACAGCATGCGCATTGCGACGTCGTGGAGGGCGTCCAGGGCGGCTTGGATATGAGGCATGAGGTTGGGGCCAATATCGAAGTACGCCAGGGCCTCGGCGATGTTCATGCCGTTGGCAAGGGTGTTCCAGTCTTCACGGTTGGCAGTGCCAGTGCGAAAGCGGTCAATGGACACGTCGACATAGCCGGTCAGCTCACGCTGCTTGGCCAATGGCAGGGTATGCGCACCAGCAATCGCCCAGTTCAATGCATCAGGGTTCACAGGGCGTGGCCGATAGGCCTTGTTGCGCTTCTTCATGCTGCCTCCTTGTGCCGGCGCATGATCTTTCCGAGAACCTTGCTCGCGTCAGCTTTTGACTTGGCCTTCATGCGCTGCAGCCAAGCGGTAACGGTCATGGTCAGCGTGCGCAGCTTGGGCTCGAGCTCGCCCATTTCCTTTTCGGACAGATGGCCATCGATGAGGGCATCAGTCGATGCGGCCACGGCATCGCCGAGTTGTGCTACGGCCTTCAGCACCAGGCGGTGGATCTCCTGAGTGTCGATATCACCGTCGTCGGTGGTCGGAATGTCGATGCAGATTTTCCCCAGGCGGAAGGCAACGGCATCCAGGGCAACCAAGGAATCCGGAACGCCTGAGTCTCGGCATAACTCCATCACTAGGGCGGCTTCTTCAAAGCTCGCGTAGTGCGATGTCACGCCTGGGCTGAGCTTCTTGTACAGCACGCCGGCGCTGATCCCCATACGCTGCGCCAGCGCCTCAATGCCGCCAGGGTAAGCACGTGCGGCCGTGTAGAGGCAATCGTGCTGGCTGATTTGTCCGTAGTGATAAGTCATGGAAAACCCCTATTTCTATTTCCGCTGCGCATTTGTTGCACTGCGCATAAAGTGAAAGTCATCGAACATCACATTGAAAGGAACCGACATGGCCGAAATGACCGCCATCAACCTACTGCGCGAGAGCCTGGAGAAAATCTCAGAAAAGGATCCGCAATGGGCGCTGCAGCGAGCACTGCTCGATATGGCGGAAAAGCAGGAAGAGCACGGCGCCATACTGCGAAGGCTCACCGAAGACGGCAGGGACCTGCGCACGATGGTCGAGCGGGCTCTGCATCGGTAAAAAATCATTGCTGCTCCGCGAGCTCGGTTGAACGCAGGTAGGCCCAGTCAACTTTGTGGTTCAACTGTTCGCAGCGAACAACACCTTGCGCGAGCTTTTCGATTTTTGGGCAATGCTCAGCCGGTACGACTCGCCCCTCTTCTTTCCACTGCTTTGCCGCGGCTGGGGTCACGCCGAGATGCCGAGCCAAAGCGGCGAGCGAACCCAGCTCACTTGCCCGCACTGCCGTATCCAATGGATGTTCCATGTCTGTCCTAATGTGTGAATCGAATAACACAAATGATAGATGTTCTATCGTTTATATGCAAGATAATCTACCGCACTATGCGCAAGATTTTCTTTACGATGACGCCATGGAAATCAATGAATGGGTGATGCTTGCCCGAAAGCGAGCCAAGCTGACTCAGGATCAAGTGGCCGAGCACCTAGGAGTTACGAGGGGGAATGTTTCTGCTTGGGAGAATGGTCGTCACGAACCAAGTATTTCTCAGTTGCGTAAGCTTTCTGCTCTGACCGGATATGACGTTGCGCCGCTATTTGGCGGCCAAGAAAGCCAGAGGGAGGCTCATTGGCCATTCAAAACCGATATTGGGCAATACCAACAGATGCCCAACCAGGAAAAAGAAAAGGTCGAGGATTTTGTTGAATTCGTAGTTGATAAATGGCATTCATCCCAGCTTGTCAAAAGCAAGAAGAGCGCGTGATGCCTTGATGCACACGGCGGTAATTTTTGAATTCAGGAGACGGGAATGAAAAAGATGATGTTTTTGTTGTTGGTTTTAATAGCGGGCTGCGCAACCGGCAATGACTATTACTGGGCCAAGCCCGGAAGTTCGAGCAGTGACTTTTCCCAGGATCAAGGGCAATGCCATTCACAGGCATTCTCTTTGGTTGGCGCTCCCCTCGTTCAGAGGGTCGTCGTGTTCGAGTCCTGCATGTCTGGCAAGGGCTGGTACAAGCAAGCAAAATGAAAAATTCCCCTATGCCCGCCCCTACATGATCCCCACGCGGTCGACAGTGACGACGAACTGCTCGACGATTGGCAACCAGGTGAATACCTAGTCCGAGTAGATGTTCATCCAAACCGCCTCCGGGCGGTTTTTTTACGCCCATCAAAAAACACTTCCGATATTTTTTCTATCTTTTAGATAGATTCTCTTGCATTTGAGAGATAGTTTATCTATCATAGCTCCAACGGTTCACCAAACACCACGCAACACGACAGGGAGAAGGAAATGACGACTTACAAGACTTTGGCGATCGTGGACGACGTGCATACCTGCGATTGCTGCGGTAAGTCGAACCTTAAATCGACTGTAGTAATGGAACGCGAAGATGGCGAAATTTTGCACTTCGGCAGTGTCTGCGCGACCCGCCACTCTGGCCGTGAGGCGAAAGTCATTCGCAAGGAAGCAGCGACTGAACTTCAGTTGCGCAAGATTGCTGCAACTCGTGAAGTCCGCGTACACCCAACTTTTGATGCCTATCAGGCAAAGCTTAACGAAGCTCGCTCGCTGAATCTTTGCGGCGTGGCTTTCCTGAATTTTTGCGAAGCAGAGCGCAACGCTCAAGAGGCTGTCCAACAGGCAATTTGCAATGCCGCCGGTTTCAAATTTTACGAAATCTGCGCTTAACAAACTAAGGAGAACATAAATGTCCGAACAAGCAAAAGCTGCCATTGCAACAGTTCTTGGTCGTATTCAGCGCGACCCACGCGTGGCCTATTACATCTGTCCGATGACAGATGCCTACAACAAATTGGTTGCTGCTCATTGCGAGTTGAACGGTTTGAACGAAGCAGATTTCCGCAAGGAATTCGAGGCAACGCTGGAATTTGAAGCTCCGCCAGAAGCCGCCTAACCGCCCCAGCGGCCAACCAATCAACAGGGGGAAAAGATGCCAATCCCAACACCACAACCACAGATCAGCGCCCAGCTGATGTTGATCCGCGAAAGCTACCCACGCGGCAAGAACTTCATTGACCTGTACGGGACGTTCTGCCGCTATTCGAGAGAATTTGAGGTTGAGGCGGTGGCTTTGGCTGGCACGCGTGATGACATCACCGACCTCATTCCTCAGGCCGACATCAATCGAATCAACCGCGATGTGAACGCTGACGGCGCCGGCCATGAAGAGGCTGAATCCCGCCGTGCCGAAGCGCTGGACATGCAGAGTGACGAGCACGCTTTCTTCCTGGGGGCAGCATGATCGGACACTGCCAAAACGGTGCCAGCCGTCGCTCCTGGCTGCAATCTCTGCCGCGTGAGGTGTTCCCGAAGATGCGGCCGGGCGTGCGCCGGGCGTTGCGTGCTGCGCGCTGGCTGTCCTTCTGGTTTGCCTCGGTCGTAGCTGCTGCGCTGCTGGCCGCCCTGGCTCTGATGCTGATCGCAGATGCCATGCGCGACCCGCTGACCACTATGAAGCCGACCGCAGGCACTGCCTGCTTCAAAGCGCCGAGGTCGGTATGAAAGCCGCCATAGCCGCCAGCGCCATGCTGGCCTGCTTCTTCGCCGGCTCGATCTACGCACCGATCGATTACGAGCGCAACCAGCGCGCTGCAGACCTTGCTCAAAAGCGCCGCCTGATCAACCACTACCCGGCAGCCGAGTTTACGGCGCCTATCAATGAGGGAATGAAATGAGCAATGCACTGACTTTAATAAGCCAGGACATCCAAGGAGCACGCGACAAGTTCGCTACTGTTCTGGCCGACAAGAGCATCAGTTTCGAGCGTGAGGCCGGTTTTGCCATACAGGTTCTGGGCGCGAACGATTACGCCATGAAGACGGCGATGAACAACCGGCAGGCGGTGGTCGACGCTGTGACCAACATCGCTGCCATCGGCATCAGCTTGAACCCAGCGAAGAAGCAGGCGTATCTGGTCCCGCGCGGCAACAAGATTTGCCTGGACATCAGCTACATGGGCTTGCTAGACCTGGCGATCACTTCCGGCTCGATCATGTGGGGCCAGGCAGAGATGGTTTATAGCAATGACCGCTTCAGCCTGCAGGGCTTCGGCAACATGCCGGTGCATGACCGCGACCCATTCTCGACTGATCGGGGCGAGCTGGTTGGCGTCTATGTGGTGGTGAAGACCCGCGACGGCGACTATCTGAGCACCACGATGACGATTGCCGAGATCAACGCGATCAAGGGTCGCTCCGAATCCGGGAAGAAGGATTCAGGCCCGTGGAAGACCGACTTCAACGAGATGGCGAAAAAGACCGTCATCAAGCGCGCTTACAAGCTGTGGCCAAAGACCGAGCGCCTGGATGCTGCGATCCACCACCTGAACACCGATGGCGGCGAGGGTATCAATTTCGGCTCGCAGCAGCAGGCCGGCGTAAATGTTGAGCCGATGATTGTCGAGGCCTTGCGCACCACCACCGATGCCGATGCGCTGGCTTATTGGAGGGCGAACAACGCAAAGTTGCGCGACCAGCCAACCGACTATCAACGCCTGAAAGATGCGATTGCGGCCCACCGAGTTGCCCTAGCCAAGCATGATGAGAGCCGCACGATTGATGCTGCGCCGACGCATCAAACCGATGGCGGCGAGGATGCTGATGCACCTGATTACGTTCCGCAGTGAGATGGCCATGCTGATCTACGACTGCGAGCAAGGCACCCCGGAATGGCACTCGTGCCGTGCCAGCGTAATCACCGCCAGCATGTTCCGTGTGGCACGCACGAAGGTGAATTGCCTGGATGAGCGTCAACAGGCTTATGTCGCG